TCAAAGAATACACCTGTTGCTGCTGATCCATTGCCGATCCAACACTTGCTTGCCGTTCCTACTGACGATACACAAGTCGCGGTTGCAGCGGTTGCAGCAGGCCACGCAGAATAGCGCACAGCTCCATGCATAGAGTTTGCGGAATCTTCTGTTAACACTGTGGAGGACGCTGTACTTCCTGTCTTTGTCCATGCAGCATTCGTTAGATCGGCGCTCCAAGTCAGCAAATTCAGCAGCCCCCGGCGCAATATCGGCTTGTTCGCCGTTGTTGCGTTGGTGGCTGAGATGCCGGTGACTTCTCGAACGGAGATGTTGTCTATTGTGAAATCGCAAACGCCTGTTTGCCGCTTGAACACGAGCATACCGTCAAGCGCAGTGATGACAATTTCTTTTGCACCGGATGTTGCGTGTGTAACGTAAGAGGTAGACTGCCCGCCGTTTTGCAGCGCAAAAGTTCCCAGCGTCATCACTAAGTCAAACGTGACTTTGTAAGTCTTTCCAGTGACGAGGCCCATCGCTTGCGACACATAAGCAAGCGTGCCGTCAGTGGATAGAACGCGTGCCGCCCCACCAACAACAGACACCAAGCCCGCTGTAGGTTGCTGCACCACCCAATTATCTAGCCCATTGCTGAAGTCGCCGTTAACGACGACATTCACCCCCAACACCCCCATAGCATCCAGGCCCAAGCCCACGGGGTTGTCCACAGTCGCAAGCGTCGTGCCTGCACTGTCGAGGTAATTACCCGTTTGCATTCCACTAAGGACACCTATTCCCGGTAGCCATACATGGGCATCAGAGCCTAGCGAACGCAGATAGGAAATTGCACGTTGGATTTCAGTGGTAGAGCCTAAGCATAGGGACATACCCATTCCAATTGTTGTCATATTTGTCTCCTAGACTCTACAAAAGTCATACTCAGTACAGGGCCAAGATATTTGTGGCGGTGGTTCCAGTGGACAGAACCTGATCCACCTGAATAGGTAGAATACCAGCTTGTACACTAGTAAATGTAATCACAGTCCCTTGATCAGCCATTCGTACGGCAATATCGCCGGAAACGCCTACATACAAGGCACGAGTAATTGGGATAATTGTTGAGTCGCTTGTAGTAACTGTTTGAGCATCATGTGCAGAAACGGTGGCATTAGCGTGACGATATGCACCAGACATTTGAATTCCTTAGAAAAAAAGGGGGTATCTAATAAAAGATAGCCCCCTTATATTTGTTACAGTTGATTAGCGAACGTATTCAATAACCAGATAGATTTCACCAGAGGTGGGGGAACCTGTGGTAGCTAGCCCACTTGCCCATACTTGAATATCCGTACTATACGGAATGTTGTAGTTTTGCATAATACCCGTAATCGGGGATAGGAGTGCTTGTGTACCAACCGTAGTAAATACATCATACGCACTCACAAACTGAGTTCCAGCCGGGGCTGTCCCTAAGCTAAGTGTTGCAGCAGAGATGCTACCACCAGCCAACTTTGTTTTATTCCAGTATGAGATACGAAGAATGGAGGCATCAGCCGGAAGCACAGCCACCAAAGTATTTGTTGCTGTAGTAACAGTGAAGTTTGCAGACGTAAGTTTTACAACCTTTGTTACAACGTCTTTAATGTTACTTGTAGCACTTGGGCCATTAGGATTAGGATCACTAACAGCCACTTGACCTTGTACAAAATTAATTGCCATATTTTTTCCTTGTAAGAAAGAGGGGCAGAATAGGCCTCTTATTTAATAACCGGAACCATTTCCGAGTACCCCTCAAGCAACTAATTAAGCGCCAGCCGAGCCGTAAAGAGCACGAGGATCAGTCCAACCAAATGAGTAACGAGCAGTAGCCTTGAACTTAGCGTTCTCAGTGTCCCAATCATTATCCATATCGAAAGCATCTCCACGACGTTCCATATACTTCATACCATTCTGCACGTTAGTACGAATGAACCAAGCATCAGTATCCGTCAGGAAGTGATTGGTCACAATCTTTGGAATAGAACCAAGTGTACGAATAGCATTCAGGTCGTTATTATCTGTACCAACACGACCATCTGTTTCCAGAATACGTTTTGCTTCAAAGATAAGTTGACGAGGAATCACCAACGTCTCAGGACGAACTGCAATCAGCAATCCAGCATCATTGGTGAAACCAGCGATATCAATGCAGGCTTGTTCCAAAGAAGCTTCGGACAAGTCAGACGCAGTTGAAATCTGATTAGACCATGTACCACCCTTAATGTTTGGATGTGAGGCATTAATCAACGATACACCATCACCACCAAGGTAGGAACTGGAGAATGCACGATTGTAAACGTTAGCACCCAATACTTCTTTGGTCTGACGCATAGAGAAGGCCAAGCCCTCAGCTTTACGCTTACCAATTACATCGTACTGGTCATCCTCCATCATCTCACGAGTGATGATGAAGCCGAGAGCATACACAGCATGTTGATACCGTGTGATGAACCCTTGACGTTCACTATCATACGAGATAGGAGCACCCTCAGACTTTTGTACAGCCAAACCAAACGAAGAGACACCTACATCTTCTTCAAAAGCCTTTGTAGACTTTTGTGTTTCAAAGAGTTTGGAATACTCTTCAGGATATGCATCATAGGCACGGCCATACCATGCGTTGACACCGGGCCATAGGGCCTTGGCAAATGAGCCACTATTGATAATAGACATTTATATTTCCTTTTAAAAATTAGACGCCAGCAGCACCAGTACCAGTCGAGAACGAGGTTGTATTCAACTTGACGTAATAACTGAAATAGGTATCACCCGGAATATTATCAGGACGATTGGGGAAGCCAACAACTTTCAAAGGAAGCGTAGCCGTAGTAGCTGAAAGAGCCGCAATAGACATACCAGAGCTACCTGTAGAAGTAGAACCAGCAGTAACATCGAAACTACCATTCAAACCCACATTTGCTGTGATAGTAGCAGCAGCAACTGAGGTTGTCAGATACTGAGCTTCATACACCACATTCGGGTCATCACATACCAACAGATAGCGATCTGTAGAGGCACGACGATACACCGGAGTATTAAGGTCTGTAACCGGTGGCACATTAGCTGCGTCGCCAACACCAGTAAACAAAATACCTACAACCACACCCACAGGAATATCGGTAGCACCAGACACACGGGTGACAGTTGCAGCACCAGTAGCTGCACGGGCATCACCTAGAAGTTTAACCGCATCCCCAACCATAATGACAGTAGAGTCAGACGAGGGTACGAAATAAACATTGGCTTGGCCGTTCCAGGCCGCACCAGTAATAGTTTTAACAGGCCGAAAGCCGTTAAGACGGGAAACACTTGACATTAGTAGTTCTCCAATTAGTCAAAATTAAGTAACTCCTAATGCACATACATTTAATCTCGTGAGAGCTTTAAATCTCCGTATGTACCTTTAAGAGCCGTTTCTTTTGTAGAGGCTTCTTGCAGGGCTACGGTCTTCAATTTTGCTTCTTGGTCTTCATTATAAAACTCTTTTCGGATTTTCATAACATAGGCTTTTACACCATTACCAACAGACAATTGCTTGACGGAACCAACAGTGGTTCCTGTAGCAGTACGTTTATCCCCCACCTCAACAGCGTCTGTGCCTTCTATAATATATCCGGCATCAAGAAACTGCGTGACACGATCTTCTACATCATTCACGATACGGTATTCAAATTCTGGGTCTTTACCCTTAACCGTTAAAATGTTACGCTGGCCTACTGGCACTCGTGTAACGCGACCTGCTGGGGCCTTAGAGATTGCTTCTTTAGTCATAGCTTATCCTCGTACTTTTTTAAGCTCATTAACATACTCTGCTTCCGTCTTGAACGCTCCGGTTCGGATGAAAGTGTGCATGATTCGACGTTCTTCGTCTGTCAGAGTGAAAGAAGACTTTGATGTTCCTCTTGCACTACCTGATTCTACTGCTCCCGTCTTATCCTGATTGGGATTACGGAATTTATGTGGAAATTCTTTTCGTACTTCAGTCTCGACTTTACGCAAGACTTCAGAAGGGCTATTCCCAGCCCTAGCCAACTCAGCACCTAATGCGTCAGCAAATGCCTTCATTGGGGTGGAGTTTTTATACCAACTATTACGCTCCGTCCACTGGACAAATTCAGGATGTTGTGTTCCTTCTTCTTGTACAGCCGGTGGTTCAGATTGAAGTTGCTTGACTTGTTCTTTCACAAGATCAATACGTTCATCAGCAGCAATTACTGCTTCTGCATCTCCTTCTTGGAGGGCTACTTTCTTCTGTTCCCGAAGTGTCTCAAGAGCACGCTTATACTCAACTTCACGCACTTGGCTATGAAGCTTCTTCATTTCATTTAGGGCAACACGAACATCTTTAAGTTGTTTGGATTGGTCTTCAATCTTTTTGAAGAGTTCCCCACGACGAAGGAATTCTCCTGCGTCAACCCACTTATGTTCATCACCTTTGTAGCTTTCCTTTGGAACCCAACCGGATTCCATTGCCTCTACTTCAACAGCAGAGGGTTCAACTACATTCTCAACTTGCTCACCTTCTGGGGTGTTAATTTCGTCAGTCATTTTATTCTTTCGTTAGGACACACACTACATCTTCGTCGTTAAGAGCAACATACTCTTGGTCATCTGTGGGGTCAATTACAACCTTACCACTAAACCTAGCAAATGCTACTGTATCACCAACCTTAATAGGGGGACTTACACCGAAGTCCTTATAGGCAGTTTCACCAAGAGAAACAATAGTACCTGTATCGACACCAGCCTGTGCCCGTTTAGTATCCTCATGTTCGGGGATAATAATACCAGCAGCAGCGGCTCGTCTATAGTCTTTATTAGTTTCGTCTAACTTAAATTGTTTGACAATGATTCGATGTAACAAAGGGTGAATAGCCATACTTAAATCCCAGTAAACGTGTTATGTTTTTGCATATTTACAATTGCAGGAATAACTGCAAAATTGTTCCATACATGCAGACCAGATACTGTGGTTCCCTTTAGTGGAACAATGTGGTCTACATGCCAGCTAATACCAGTCAGAGACTTACGTAATTTAGCTAGCCGGATAGCTTCTTGGTACACAAACGCTGTAAACTCCTCCTCCCACATTGGAGTCTGTTGTTTATTGCGTTGTCTACGAAGGGCATTTTTATACAAAACGTACTCTTTGTTTTCTTCTCGCCAAAGTTTATTTTTAAGAGTTATTTTCTCTTTATTCTTTTCTCTTTGTTTGCGATTAGTAACTTGTTGTGATAACTTTACTTTTTCAGGGTTAGCCTCTCTATAGGCTTGTTTATTGGCTTTAGCTTTTTCGGGATTACGTAAAATCCAGCGATGAACAGCGTCTCGTATCTGCTGTTTACGTTTTTCCGAAATGGGCTTAATCATCTGTGTCTCCATCATACTCAATGTCGAGTACGTCGTTGTATGCTTGAATAGCACCTACTTTAATAGCATCGAGTCGTGTATCAACTCCTGCTGATTTCCCAAGCTCTTCTTGTAGACCAAGGATATTACCTTGTATCCTATTAAAGAGGGCCTGAGTAAGTGGACTGGTTTTCCAGTCAATAAAATCTGAACGTGTCATTATTTCCCTTTGGAAGTTGGCTTGTTGGCTTGTTGCCGTTTTACAGTTGCCATTTGCTCTGCATGTGAGAGGTTTTGTCTATGGCTAACTTCATTTTGGATTGTACTTTGGATAAACTTAGCTTTATCCTGTGCAGTCCGCATGTTTTCTGTGTGAGTTTGAACTGCAAGCTGTACTGCTGCAAGAACCTCTTTATGTCGAGCATCTTGGTCAGCGGCTTGTGCAGCCATTGCTTGTTTAAACTGTTGATCCCGACCCGCGAGTTCTGATTTAAATTGTGCTTCTTGTTGCTTCAGTTGAGAAGCCTGAGCAAGGGCTTGTATCTTAGCTTGGCTCTCCAACAACTTAGGATCAGGTGGTGGTGCAGGAGGTTTGCCTGTCTGTGCTACTTCAGGATTTAAAAGTTCCTGATAGTTAGGCTGCTCCTGTGCTTCTAGTAACCGTAACCCAACTTTAACCGGATCAAGAATGCCTAGTGGTAGCATCTCCATCAATCCCTGTGCTTTCAGAAGTTTCTCTGTTTGGGAAACTGCTGTAGGATCAGCGCCGGGACAAATCTTGTACTGCTTGGCACTAAAGTCGTTTGGTCCAACTGTTACACCAATAATCTCTTGATAGGTATTGGGGTTGAGATAGGTGGAATTAAGCTTAAATAGCTTAATAAACTCTTCTTCGAGTGACCTGTAAATACGCTTATAGACCGCAGTGAATACTTTCATACCCTGTTCAATGGTAGCCATCGTTGTGGTAGCAGGGGTGTTTTGCCCCGGCATTTTACCTACAAAGATTTCCGCCACAGACGCCAGTTCTTTACCTGATGTAATCATTGAACCCATAAGCTGAAACAAAACAGCCGATGGCTCTTTGCTTGGGAGAGGTACAATCTGTTTTTTTAGATCATCACCCGTACCATTTACTGCTTTCCATTCTCCGGGTTGGAATCGGGTTTCCCCAAGACGAATTCGTAGTCCTTTTCCGAGGAAACCAGATTGTAGATTATTAAGACTACCAGCGTCGATAAGTTGATTAATAAGAGTGTTAACGGACTCATTAATTGGACCGAGGAGAACTCCAAAACCAATATCGTAGAAACCGCCATCAGGATTAGGAATAAAGCCGAACTTTGTAAAGTATTCAATTGGATCAATTTTAACCAACTTTCCATCATCATCAAACTGCATGGTTGTGTCATCAAACCTAGCCGTGATGCGTAAAACTTTACCAGTATCTGCTACAAATGTAACAATATATGGTTCAGGATAGTCATCTCCATCTAAGTCAATATACGTATGCTGTTCGACTAGGATGTAAGGGGTAGTGTCGTCATTTGGTGGGGGAGAGTTCCGATCACCAATAGTTTTAATTTGTGGGGTAGATGGTCCACCTAACTCAGTATCTAAAAAGATTCCAGCCATCTGACGTTCTTTAAGAATACGTGGGGACATCTCAATAACCTGTGAAACACGTTCCGCAAGTTTTAATGATTTACACCAGTAGTTCACTACTAAGTCTTTAGGTAGAATTACTTCAGAAACCGACTTCTTAGTAATGGCATCCCAATAGGTTTTCTTAAAGATGGTGCCGACAACAGGAAGCATGATGAGCATCTTGTCCATGCCCTCTTCCCAGCCTTCCATCTCATGCATAAGTTGCCACGACATATACATCGAGACACGATCTGCTTGATCTAGTTTAGTGCCATCAGGGTCTTTACCAATCACTTTACCCTTAACAATCTTTCCATCCGAGGGGATAAGAGAAGGATAGGCCCGAGCAGCAAACTGCATGGCAGCCGTTGTCAGGAGAGGGTACTTAACGTTAGAGGCATTAGGCCAAGGCCATGTCTTAGCTTCTCGCACTTGTGTAGCCAGCTTAGTCCACTCATCCACTTGCTCTTCCCAGAGTTGGCGTGACTGCCTGTCAAGTATATACCCTTTGTGAGCAGTATCCCCAATCTTTTGCAATTTATCTTCATCCAATATGTCAGCAATATTAGTCTTTTCAAGCATGGCCCGAAGAGACTCTTGTGCAGGTGATTGGGTAGGAAGTTGTTCAGGTGTGGTCCCGAGTTGCCCAGGCAAAGCCTGTGGCTGGGTAGGAAGCATTGAAGGATCAATACCCTGTGCAGGAGTTCCGCCCTGCATCACTTGTGTCTGACTGTCTGAGTTCATCAAGGTATTCTTCCTCTTCTATTTCTTTATGTGTAGGGCCTTCCACCATGCGGTCAAGGATTAAGCCTAAATAGGAAAGAGCATCCACTTGGTCATCGTGTTTACCACGACCAAACATAATAGCCTCTTCCTCAAGAGTGTAAAACCACTCTGCTTGTTTGTCAAATCGAACTCCACCCATACGCATACGCGCTTGGATAGAGCGTGCCCTACTCTTTTTATCTGTTGAAGGAGAGAGGGGAAGAATGTTAATAAACGTGTTTTCCTGCATCATCCGTTCACGTAGAAATGGACCTATTGATTTCTCAATTTGCCCCTTTTCCAATGATAAACACATTGGATTGTATTGACGCTGGAGAGACAGAATTGTCTCTACTATTTCTTGGGAATCAGACTTATCTCGGATAACGTTATGGATGTACAACATCCCATCTTCTGATACAGCACCCACCACAAAGACAGAGAAGTCAGCATGATCGGAGGTGGAGACAGCTAAGTCGCTACCTATGTAGATGTTATGCGTCTTTTTCCAGTCAGGATGTGAGAATTTTACTCTATCAGCCTCTGTGTAGTCGGTAAAATCACTTCTGCGGAAGTAGGATAATGACTCATCTAAGGGATAATTAAGATATTCCTGAGAATACACATCAGCCATACCGTCATCAATGTGTTGTTGACGTAATTGTTTAAAATGC